CCGGTGTAGAGTCCAAGAATTGCCGCATCAACGGTATTAGCCAGGCTCTTAACCGCCTCAGACGCCTGCATAGGAATCGTTCCGTCCATAGCCTCGGCCATATCCTTGTCAGACAGATAGAACGGTGCTTCTTTCCATGCATCCAAAGTTAAGGAAACGCCCGTAGGTGAGAGGTCCGGCGTGTTGGTAGAATATGCGCCAGGAATAACATCCTGCACGGCAACTGCGGAAGGAATCGGGATAGTGATACTTGTGTTTTTCTCTGCGGCGGCTGATTCGTAGTCCCGATTAACCAGCCACGGCATAATTGTATTCTGTCTTAAAGCCATAAGCCCCTGAGCAAGAAGAACAGGAGCAACATAAGTTAAAGTATTGCTCATTTAAAGCCTCCTAGAATAGAAGAATGTTATAAGTTGAAGATTCGCTTTTAGGAGGTCATAAAGAACAATCTATACGACCTTGACTTTTCCCTTTGCGATATCTTCTAGATTTTTACCGAACGCTTCCCTGTCGCCTCGCTTGATAGTTCTGGTGCTACCTGTAGTTTGAGTATTTCCGGCAGATGAAGAACCCTGAGCCTGAGCGGATTTTAAAATTCTGTCTTTCATTGGGTGGGTATCGATGATAACGCCAAGAGCTTCTTCAAACCCGGCGATTTCACCATGTTTCTCTCTGGACAGAATTTTTTCTCCATTAAAATATCCGACCACTTTAGCGTCCTGTCCTTCTCCTTCAATCTTGAAATACTTTCCAAAATATTCCGATGCGATATCCGGAGGAAGAACCGACTTTGGATTCTCTCCTGAAAAGAACGAGCTTTTTGCGAACTGGGATGATACCATTAGATTATAAACCGTGTCCTGAAGTATCTTATTTTGTGTACTCAGCGTATTCTTTTCTTTCTCAAAGTTAGTAATCAGACTCTTTTTCTCATGCTCAAACGATTCACCCATTTGCCGCTTTAAGGTATCAATGGAACCGGCATCGACTAACTTTTTGGCATCGAGATTCTTTAAAACCTCCATTGCTTCCCGTGCTTTAATGGGATCAATTCCATCAAACTCGGTAAGTTTTTCAGCAAGATCCTTAGCTTTCTGCCAATGTCGATCTTTTTCTTCTGTCAGGTTATTTATCTTCCTGACGGTCGCATCCGCATCAAACGGAGACTCTCGATTATCTTCGTAAATGTAGACCGGTTTTCCATCACTCAAAACAACATGCCCATCATCATCAAGCTTCAGCTTCATAATTGGCCTCCCGCCGATTGAATTATTGGTATCTCACCACACACGTTAATCGAAGAAATAAATCCATAAATAGTTTTATTTATCCATAAGAAGTATAACATTATAGATTTAGCTTTGCACAAAATTTATTACAAATTTGTAATATGTATGTGCAAATGTTACAAAAATGTAATATTATGAAAACAGCTTTATTTAGCTCTGTCATAGAATCTGTCATAGAAATATGTAATTATTTAAAAGCGTTAGGAGCTATATGAGAAAAAAAAAGTCAATAAAAAGTAACACCGGCTTAGATAATAGTATTACAAATGCAGATACTTCAAAGAGTAAGCTTGTTAAATATAGAGATGTAAAAGCTAATATGAACAGGTTCCTGATTGCCTACAAGTCATCCTTGTGGAATATGTCAGAAGCGTGTAAACTTGCGAGTATATCTTCTAGTACCGTTCGCAGATGGCTGAATGAATATCCTGTGTTCAAGGAAGCTATGCAGCAAGTGGAAGAAGATATAAAAGACTTTGCGGAAAGCAGACTTTTCGACTTCATGAACCAAAATAATAAGATGGGTATGGTAACAACTATATTTTTCCTAAAAACAAAATGTCAGGATCGAGGATATATCGAGAAGCAACAGATTGAAGCAACGCTCCACCCGCAATATTCCAAAGAAACAATCGATGCAGTTGTTAATGCCGCAATAAAAGCGGGAGTACCGGTTAAGATGTCTGGAGAGAAGATAATGGTTGAAACACAGCCTCCGAAGCGGATTGAAGATGTCGATGTTAACAATATTGAAGAAGGGATAATTGATTATGATATTATCGCCGCAACAGGTTCAGCCAAAACCTCGTGACCCAACCGTTGAAGAACTGGCGTTCGCACGGCTTTTGTGTTACGCAAGTCTTCAATGGCCTGATTATCACATTGCAAGGCATCATAAAATCATCGCGGAGCATTTAGAGAAGATTGAGTCTAGAGAAATCCGCAGGTTGCTTATTACTATGCCTCCGAGATCCGGGAAAACTATGCTGACAGTGGAGTACTTTGGTGCTTGGTATCTTGGAAGAAACCCGTCTCACCAGATTATATTTGCGACATACTCGCATGATAAGGCCGCTGATCACGGGTTGAAGATTAAGCAACAGATGGAGGGGGATATTCATCAGGCGGTGTTTAGGGAGTGTAGATTATCGAAGGATAGCAAAAGTAAGAATAAATTATCTACTACTGCGGGTGGGAATTTGTTCGCGGTAGGGATTGGGGGGGCGCTGGTTGGTCGTGGCGCACACGTGTTACTTTTAGACGATGTGATCAAGAATAGAGAAGAAGCAGAGAGTGAAATTGTCAGGAAAAGATTAAAGAACTGGTATCAAGGAACAGCATATACACGACTCATGCCGAACGCCGCAATAATCTTTATTTCCACACGTTGGCATACTGATGATCTTGTTGGATATCTACTTAAACACGAGCAGGAAGAAGAATCGGAACACTATATTCCATGGGTGCATTTGAATCTTCCGGCTATCGCGGAATCAGAAGATGATATCATAAAAAGAGAAGTTGGAGAAGCACTCTGGCCGGAGATGTACCCGGTTGAAGTGTTGAACGAGATCAAATCCGTTGTCGAGACGCGAGAATGGAACTCGCAATATCAACAAAGGCCGGTTGGAGAAGAAGGCGGATTAATAAAATATGATTGGCTGAAATATTATGAGGATAAACCAAAGGAGATTAAGCGGGTGGTTCAAAGCTGGGATACTGCATATTCTCCAAAAGATTCTAATGATCCGACCGTATGTATTACATTCGGTGAGACAAAAAATAAGTATTATATATTAGATGTATTCAGAAAGTTTCTGGATTATCCGAATTTAAAACGGGAATTTATTGATCAGTACAATAAGCGGAAACCAAAGATTATTCTGGTTGAAAATAAAGGATCAGGGCAAAGCTTAATTCAGGATATTCGGGCTGAAACCAGGATTCCGATTAAAGCCATGCTACCAATTAAAGATAAATATACCAGGTTCAGCGTATCAACGGGTATTGTGGAAGCAGGAAAACTATACTTACCTAATCATGCTAAATGGCTGACGGACTTCGTTAATGAGATTATATCATTTCCATTAGCCAGACATGATGACTGCGTAGATGCACTGTCACAATATCTGGCATATGTTAAAGGTCCAGTGTATAGACCATCGAAGAAAAAACTGTATTGGAAATAATATCAGGCGTGTAGCTGGTAAACATCGTTTGTTTACCAGAAAAGTCAAGAAAATAATTTTTACAAACTGTAAATATTTCTTGACTTTTGCAAATTTTAGATATATATATTCCTCAACCATGAAACAGAAACAATCCGAAATCGCAAAATTCTTAAATATTTCAGATAGTTATCTCTCAATGATTCTCAACGGCAAACGAAATATAAATTGGCAGCTTGCAAATCTCCTTTGTGAAAAAGTAGGTTACAACCCAGAATTTTGGATGACCGCAAAACCAAGTTTAATTAAACATCTTCTATTTGAAGGAAAATAAACATGAAAAACTTGCCCACCGAAACGATTTCAATCTCTATTCCGTATCCGCCTAAATTTGAAATGACGTGTAAAGCCAACGAATGCAAGATGTTCTACCGGGCGTGTATCCTGCGGCAGAAGCTGTGTAATATTATTATCGGTTCCGGTATGTGGATGGATAACTATCCGATAATCACCGACTTCAATTGTTTGGGCTGCACACAGGGGTCGGTAATTTCAAGTAACTTTTCGAACAAGCTTTCCAATAGTTTTTCTGATTTACTTGATCAGCGATAGTCAATGATTTCTGCCAGGCCCACCCAGGCCCTCCCCGGCTTGCCTGCACGGGTAAAGTACCGACTGCATTTTCGCTTGGTTTTGGCAGTTTGGGAAGCAGGCATTTTTATTTTACTCCTAATATAGTGATTATAAGAGAACGTAAGGAACATGAAAGTGGAAATATCGTGTGACAGATTTACTCCTGGAACAAATTCTCCGTGTAAGCACTATATCAAAAGCGATATTCAGAACGAAGCTGGATTTTGTAATCTGCCGTCTAAGTTCAGATGTATTGAATCCCTCAAGAAATACCTTCCTACGCTTACACAGTCCGCAGCAAAGATGTTCATCCAATGCCGTGAGAAATATAAACGAAATTACATAGACGGCATACGACCGAAACCTGCAACCATGCCTATACCAATTAAACTAGGGACATTGTGGGATGCGTTTATCGGATCGGTGATGAATAATGAGGAGTTTAAATATGATGATTTGATTCAAGAATATCAAATACATCCAAGAGATGTTGCGAAGGTTTTTGCACTGATTCAGGCATTTCAGGATCTTGGGATTAAACTCAGCGATCAAGTATTGATTCCACAATTTAAAGTTGCTTGGAATTGTATGGATACGGTTATTACCGGGACTACGGATGGAGCAGGTGATTTCGGCATCCAGGAACATAAACTCTCCGGGTCTCCGGATTATTATAGCCACCTAGAGTCTATTAGTTTTCAAGTTGGGACGTATCTTCTCGGAAATGAATCGTGGGAATATTGCGACATGATGATTGCCAGGGTTCCGCAGTTGAAAACGGGAAGCGGGAAGAACGATAATGAAGAACCTGAGATGTTTCAGAAAAGAATATACGGAGACATCCTGAAGCGTCCGGCGTTTTATTTTATTGGATATAATCGGGAAAAGAAAAGTTATGGCAAGCGGTTTTGGCGGAGTGAGTTTGATCTGGATCAGATATTTGAAATGTATCTTATGATTATTGAAGATTTGAAAGAGTGTATTAACCATAATAGATTTTACCGGAATGAGTTGTCTTGTTATATGCCGACACAATGCTGGTATATGCCGATTAGGAAGTCGGGTGTGATATCGGAAGAATTATTTACAAATATTAGTAAAAGTGAAGCAATGGAGGGAATGAAATGAGGTTAATTTTGGGCAGGGCAGGGCATGGCAAGGCACGGCAAGGCTAGGCTTGGCGAGGCATGGCAACAAAGTATTTCTCCGGTAAGTGATGCGCCGGTACAAGACATCACAAAAAAACAGAAAAAGGAGCATGTGAAATGAAAGAAGCACAGAAAGAAGTTAAAGGTGGAATTGTTAGAATCTCTCCACCGAATTTCCAACAAATCAAACTAACGCTGGAGGGAACAGCGCCGCTTATGCAAGCTAGGTTCAGCGCAAAAGCAATGCAAGCCATGATGTCAAAGATGCAGGCAGGAAGTACCGCAAAAAAAGGCGGCAAGCGTTCAGCACGAGATTTTGATGATGATTTTAAACAAGCTATGCATATTTCATCAGAAGGATGGATTGGTGTTCCAGCGGCAGCCCTACGCAATGCATGTATTGATGTTTGTCGGATGGTCGGCTTCAAAATGACTCATGCGCGGATGTCAATCTTTATCGAGTCCGACGGTAATGACCGTGTTGACGGACAACCGCTTGTTAAATTAGATGCTCCGGAACCTGAGCGCACTGAAATGGCGACACGAAACGCAACGGGTGTTGCAGATATTCGTATTCGTCCCATGTGGCGCAAGTGGAAACTACATGTAGTGGTTAGATTCGATGCGGATCAATTTACCGGTAATGATGTTGTGAATTTGATTTCACGAGCCGGTGAACAGGTTGGTATCGGAGAAGGCAGACCGTTTAGTAAGCAGAGTAACGGAATGGGTTACGGAACGTTTAGGATAGCGGATTAGTTTTGTTATGAGGCATGGCTCGGCTAGGCAAGGCAGGGCACGGCAGGCAAAATAAGTAAGCATCTTACATCATTTAAGGAAAATATCAATGGATTCAATTAAAAAAAGTGCAGTACAAAACTTAGTAAAAGAAATCTACGAAGATCGTGGTGAAGTACGCGCAAGCGTATTGGTTGAACGTGCTGCGCCTGAAGACTCACCCGCACATAATGCCTTTGAATGGGATGATACAAAAGCAGGACATGAATTCCGGCTGATTCAGGCGCGTGTGTGGATCAGACGTGTTGAAATTATAATTGAAAACCGCCCGGAACGTTTCATTCATGTCCCTCTTGTACGTGTAGAAGGTAAAAACTATTCAAAGTACGCCGAGAATTACTACAAGCCTATATCGGTTGTAAGAAAAAATCCTGATGAATATAAGCTGGCGTTAAACGAAACATTGGCAAGACTGAATACGACAAAGGAAGTTTATAATCAACTGAAAATTATAGCAAAAAAAGCAACTGATATCAAGATTCCTGATTTTATCAAAGTGGATAAGGGTTTTAAGATTATTGAAAGGGCTTTACAAACTTAACAGCCCACATCTGCTCCGGGCTGCATGGCTTGGCGTGGTGTGGCAGGCAAGGCTTGGCAAGGCTTGGCGAGGCACGGCATGGCTTGGCTTGGCATGGCTATCTAGTAAAATTAAACCATTAATTCAAAAGT